AGTTAATTGTTACATGGCAACCAGTAGCAGGTGTTTCACAATATTCTGTAAAACATAAATTTAATAATGGTAGTTTCCAGACAACTAATGTACAGAGTCCTGTTTTTGAAATATTTGATACTGAATTAGGTACATATGAATTTGAAGTATATAGTTATAATGCATTTTTTGAACCTAGTGTACAACCCACAACTTTAACATTTAATGCTGTTGGTAAAACTGCTGTACCTGCTGATGTTACAGGTCTACTTGTAGAACCAGTATCAGATCAACTATTACGTTTGCGTTTTAATCAATCTACAGATGTTGATGTTGTACATGGTGGTAACGTAGTTGTTAGGCACAGTAATCTCACAGATGGTACTGGTACTTTTACTAATTCTGTTGATATTATCCCTAGATTGCCAGGCTCTGTTAGCGAAACGCTTGTTCCAGCAATCGATGGTGAGTATATTTTAAAATTTAGAGATGATGGCGGTAGGTTAAGTTCTGGTGAGGCATCTGTAGTTGTTACTAATCCAGATCCACAACCTAAATTACTTACATTTACAGATAGAGAAGATACAGACAACCCACCTTTTGCAGGTACTAAAGTAGATTGTTTTTTTAGTGATGAAGTAAATGGTCTTGTTTTAGGTTCATTAGAAACATTAGATGATGTAACAGATTTTGATGCAATAGCTGATTTTGATTTTTTAGGTGCTGTTGATATAACAGGTGGTACTTATGATTTTGCAAGTATCTTAGATTTAGGTTCTGTACACCCATTAAGACTAACAAGACATTTTGTAACACAAGGTTTTTATCCTAATGATTTAATTGATAAAAGAACTGCAAATATAGATACATGGACAGATTTCGATTCTGCAACCGCATTTGATGTTAACGCAAAATTATTAGTTGCTACTACAACTGCTGCACCTTCTAATGGCTCAAGTTATCAAGACAGTGATTTTACAGGAAAAACATTTAACACTTTTGCTAATGGTACGCACATAGGTAGAGGATTTAAATTTAGATGTGACATGGATAGTGATGACCCTGCACAATCTATCGAAATAGATCAGCTTGGGTATACCGCAGAATTAGATAGGAGAACAGAACAAAAATCTAACTTAAGTTCTGGTACATCATCTTCTGGTCTTGCAATAACTTTTGATCATGCGTTTTTCACAGGTGCTAGTGGTACTGATGTTGCAGCAGGTTCACAATTACCTAGCATTGGTATTACTGCTAATGATTTAGGTGGGACAGATAAATTTGAAATTACTAATATTTCTGGTAATGGTTTTACAATAAAATTTACTAATGCAGGAAATGCTGTACAAAATAAAACATTTAGTTATACTGCTGTTGGTTTTGGTCGTGGTAGTTAAGAAATACTGTTTAGCTTGGAAAAAATCTATAAAATGGGTAGAATATGTTTAAATAAATTTTTATTTTTAATTGTTATTACTTTTTGTATGTAATTTACTTTTAAAAATATAATTAAATAACCTTCAAATACATTGGTATAACTGCAATGTCTCCAACCCATGATATGATAATTGACAACTCCACAGGAGCAAATGTCAGGGCAGATATTAATAACGCATTAGCAGCATTAGTAAGTAACAGTAGTTCAAGTTCAGAACCTGCAACAAAATATGCATATATGTGGTGGGCTGATACTACAACAGGAATATTAAAAATTAGAAACTCAGCAAATAATGGTTGGGTAGAACTTTTACAACTTGATGGTACGTTAACTCTTGAGGATGGTTCTGCGAGTACTCCAGCACTAGCTTTTCGTGATGATTTAGATACAGGTATTTTCAGTTCTGCTGCTAATTCTTTTAATATTGCTACTGCTGGCGTTGAAAGAATTGAATTTGGCACAACCGAATGTGTTGTGAATGATGGAGGTGCGGATGTAGATTTTAGAGTTGAAGGAGATACTGATGCAAATTTATTTAAAGTAGATGCTGGTAATGACCGAGTTGGTATAGGGCTCGCTAGTCCAACAGCACCTTTTCATGTTTATAGTGCGGGTAGTAATACTCTTGCAACTCTTGAATCAGGGGATGCAACTGCACGATTACAGTTAAAAGATAACTCTGGTGAGGTTTTTGTAGCTGCAAAAGGAAATGCTTTAACTTTTGCTAATACTTCTAGTATGACAGAGAGGATGCGAATTGACAGTTCAGGAAGGTTGCTTATAGGTATTACTTCAGCAAGAGGAAACTTTGGAAATAACACAAGTGGAGTTGAACAACAAATACAACTTGAGGGTACAAGTTCAATTACTTCCTCAATGTCTTTGATAAGAAATTCAAATGATGCCAATGATGGTGGATTTATTGTAGGTAAAACTAGAGGTACATCTGTTGGTTCAAATACAGTAGTTCAAGCTGGTGATGATTTAGGAAATATAGCTTTTGCAGGTGCAGATGGAACTTCAATGCTATTTGGTGCTGAAATAAAAGCAACAGTTGAGAGTGGTGTAGGAAATGATGATATGCCAGCAGCTTTGGTATTCTCAACAAATGGTGGTTCTACCTCAACTTCAGAACGTATGCGTATTGACAGTTCAGGACACGTAACAATAGGAACTAATAATAATGATCCAGCACAACTGGAATTAAGATATTCAACCGTACCTACTTATCTTACAAGTACTTTTGATGGAACAGTAGGTGAAGGAACCTTATCGATAAATGTTCCAAGAATATCTGACGGCTCTGGTTCTTGGGGTAGTCATAGTAATACTGGTTATGGTTCTTCTGCAATACAGGTACTATCTCACTCTTCAACAGGTGGATATGTTGCATTTTTAACAGGAAGTGCAGATAATACAAACCCAACAGAGAAAGTCCGGATTAATAATTCAGGTCAGTTGCTAATAAACAAAACGACAGATCGTGATCAATATTATGGTGGAACGTTAACTGGAAAACTACAAGTTGAAGGAACTGATAATGACTCTAGACTTACACAATTAATACATAATCAAGCTGCACAAAACCAACACATTTTAGTTCTTGGTAAATCCCGTGGGTCTTCAGTTGGCGATTATACTCTTGTACAAAATGGAGACTATTTAGGCACACTATCATTCCAAGGTGCGGATGGTGATGCGATGATTGAAGGGGCAAGAATTGATGTAAGAGTTGATGGTACTGCTGGTGATCAGAATATGCCAGGTAAAATTTCGTTTGCAACAACAAAAAGTGGTAATAGTAGTACTACAGACCGATTTCGTATAGATGACGAGGGTATTCATTCAATTTGCTCTGAAAATCATGCTTTAGGTGTTTCTACAACAGCAAGTTCAGGCACATCTAAATACAACTTTAGAGGTCATCATAGTGGTACAGCAGGAAGTCCTGCATCTGGAACTTTATCTTTTACTGTTTGGTCTAACGGTAATGTTGAAAACTTAAATAATAGTTATGGACAAGTTTCAGATGAAACTTTAAAACAAGATATTGTTGACGCATCATCACAATGGAATGACATTAAAAATATCACAGTAAGAAAATTTAGATTCAAAGATAATCCAACAGGCGAATTACAGATTGGTGTTGTTGCACAAGAAGTTGAAAAAGTAAGTGCAGGTTTAGTTTACGAAGCTGGAGATGTAGGTGAAGAGGTAAAAGCTGTTAAATATTCTGTTTTATATATGAAAGCAATAAAATGTTTACAGGAAGCAATGGCAAAAATAGAGGTGTTGGAAACCAAAGTTGCAGCATTAGAAGCTGCTTAGTAAAATTGGTTAACTTTAATTTATTTTATGGCAACACCACAAGAAATTTATGACGAAACAAAAACTCGTCTTGATTTAAATATTGCAAAAGCACAAATGCTTCAAAAAGAAATACAAGAAAAACAAGCAGAATTACAAAAACTTATGCAACCAGTAATGGAAGATCAAGGTGCTTTAAAACAATTAGAAAAACTTAGTGACGTTGTACAAGTTGTAGAATCAAAGTAAAATAAAACTAAAATCTTATTATCATGGCTGTTACTTGGAATATTGCTGCTTTAGATGCAACAAAAACTGTAGGCTCTCTTTCTGATGTTGTTACTATGGTTCATTGGACTGCAAGCGATTCTGAAACCGTAGGAAGTGGAGATTCTGCCGTAGTTCATAGTGGTTCTGCTTATGGTTCTGTAGGACTTGCTGAGGCTGATAGCGGTTCATTTATTGCATACAAAGACATAACAAAAGCAAATGCGATTGCATGGGCTAAAGCTGCACTAGGTACTGATCAAGTAACAGCTATTGAAACAAGAATTGCTGCTCAGATAGCAGAATCCAAAAGTCCTACTGTGACCTCTGGTGTACCTTGGTAGATAGGACAGAAAGACCAACATAAAGTGGTGCTAATGCACAGATTCCACAAAAAGTTATAATAGTCACAGGTACTATTGCTTTAGAAAAGGCATCTTTCATGTTACTAACTCGCATAACTCAGGCTGCTTCTATCCTCTCACTATTGTTGTCAACGTCAATGCTTGGAGGTGGATACTTCGCATATAGATACTTTTCCTCCCCACAATTTAAAACAAAAGTTATGAATGAGGTGATGCAAGAAGTACAAAAAATATTACCTAATCAGATAGATAAAAAACTGCCATCTGTTACTGGTAAGTCTTTGCCTATTTAATGGAAATACCTGAGATACATATACCAGAAATATATGTACCTGATATACCAGAACCATATAGCCAACATTATATAAATATTGCAAAGCCACCAGATATTGATGTTCCTGGTTGTACATATCAACATCGTGATATAAAAAATACTGGTAATCGTAATTTACTAATTGAGGATAAAAATGGGGTATTCACATCGTGCGATTTTCCATTTCCTAGCTATATTCCTCTTGACTATACACCTGAGAATATGGTCATTACAGAAGAACCGCTTGTCGATAATGAACCACCACCCTTGCCAGAAACAAAAACACCAGATGCAACAATACCAAAAAAAAAGGAAGAGGAGATTGTAATACCTGATTGTCCTGGCAAAAATGACAGAAGAATAAATGAATATACTTCAGAGTTGCGTACTGAAAGAGTTAAGGGTTATAAGAGGGGTGATGACGGCATTGAATGCATTCCAATTTATGAAAGTGTCACGTTTGTCGATTCTGTACTTCCAAGTCCTAGTGCTGCTC